GCCCGTAGCCTAGAACCATCGCTAGGTTGTTGGCATCATCCCGCAACGCATCAGGGCAAGCGATTGTTAGTCTCATAGTGTCACCCCTGACTTTGCGGCCATGTAAGCCTCGGTAGATGCAATTTCATCGGTGGATGCCATCTTGCCCGCGATGATTAGGCCGTAGAGGTTGCCCTTGAAGAACAGAGACGCTTGGTTCCGCGAACCAATGTTTAGAACATGATTACCGTAGTTCCCCGCGCCTTGGTCCTGTGGACCTGTCGCTCTTTGAATACCGTTAATACGGATGATAGATCTATCTCCGCTGATGTCTCCAAGCCCCGTGAGTGCAGCGTTCGCCGGAGGCACAAGCCCTACGGTAGCGATTGCGGCGGCTATTGCCGTTGCTTTTGAGAAAAACCCTGCACCGTTTACTGTCGAGTTAGCTGAGTTATACATTGCAAACGTCCCGTCACTGTGTGTTGCGGATGCTGAAATTTCCGCCATTACACCAGTTGCCGCATCCGACAGCTTCCGCACCCCAGCAAACACGCTCATCTTATTCGTGCCAGTGAAGTCAATCGCAGCGGTAGCCATTGCATCATCAACCCCATCAAACGCCAGCCATGACAGCCCGCCGCCCGTGGTGTATATTGGACGCTTGGACGGTGTGGCCTGCGTGGCGTGGTTGCCGTTGCCCGACTTATCCAGCATTTTACCTACAGATTGCCCCGATGCAGTTACAGGCGTTGTGCCTGCGTTATCTTGGAATAGCGTGGATAGGTCAGACGGGTCAAACCATGCACCCTCCGTGCCGCCCGCGAATAGAGATAGTAGAGAGCGGTTCGCGAGAGTTTGCGAACCTAGCTGTAAACCGACACCTAACCTCATTTCACACTTCCGATCATCATTTGCCTACCTTGACCAACCACGATATCACGTATCCCGCAGAGTCCATCGGGATGACCTCAAGCACAGACCATTCTACGCCATCAATCGTCAGCACGTCGGTTGTAGACGGGGTAATCGTCACGCCGATATTAACCAGCGAATAGACCTGCTCTTTCGCACCGAGGGCAAGCCCAGTGCGCTGCGTGTAAACCTTGGCGGCGGGCTTGGCGGTGAACGTATGGACAACGGGCGCGCCCGGCGTAGGGTTCCATTCTGGCCCTGACGGCGTGCCGGGGCGGTTAATCGTAACAATCGGCGCGCCCGTGCCGTCGCCAGCGTCACGGCCCGCCTCAGCGTAGGCCAGAGCGACCTCAACGGCAATTGCCGCGCCGCTCATCGCGCTACCGTCCTGCCGAGTGTGGTAAATTCAAAATAAGGCCCGTCACGATCTGTGACGTAAGGGTCAAACATCGCGGCAATGATTGTGCTGACGGGCGTAGCAGATTCAAAGCCGCCCTTACCCCCTGCGACGGGCGTCCACTTAATGTCACCCACGCCGGTCAGTGTTTTCTGTTGGTCGGGGCTGTAGGTTGTTGAAAAAAATCCGGGCGTTGCCAGTTCCAGCTTTGCAGCCTCATACGTCGCCGGATCGACAACCGCCAGTGTCGTTGCGTCCACCCCCGGCAAGAGGCGGTTCAGATACCGATACGCGATGTGATCTGTTGCGCGAACGAGCGCCGATGCACTTGCGGCGTCATCTGCCACAGTATCGCCTCGTGCGCTCGCGTATGTGATCCAGCCTGCAACGGTCGCGGTCATTGTTTAGCCCTTTGGTGTTGGGGCGCTGGGCATCGCACTCTTGGCGGGGTTGGTCACGGCGGTCTTGGCATTACCGACCACGCGGCATTTGTTAATCGCCCATGATGGAATTGCGTTTCCATCAATCTCGACAACATCGCCAACATTGTGGCCACTTGCGTCAGGCATTGTGATTTGAATTTTCATGGTTCGTCTCCGAGGGTTAAACGTAAAGCAACAGGTCCGACGTGGTGGCTGCGAGCACGTGCGTGATGCAACAGCTGACGACCATCCCTGCCACGACCGCGTGCGTGCCCGGATCAACACCGGCTTGAGTTGTCACGGCAAGGTTGCCGTCGCTCAGGACCAGGATAGAGCGGCACGACTTTGCCAGCGTCACGTCACCCGAAGCTGATGCGTCATAGATCACATAGTCAAGCGCGGGCGCATCAACACCATAAGGCGCGTTAGATGTGGCGAAGGGAAAATCTGCCATCTGTGTTTCTCCGATTATTTAAAATGGGCCGGTCGGTTATACCGGCCCATCATGTTACGCGAGTGACGAAACCGCAACGCCACAGTTTTGCTTGGCGTCAAATTTGATTTCCAAGGCGACGGCCGCCATGGTCACAAAGTTGTAGTCGTCCTCAGGATTCGCACGGAATTGAGCCCGTGTGGTCATCGGCATACCGCTCAAAACCTGCAAGACGCTCCGATCTTTGACAATCGCAATGACTTCGCCCGGGTTGATGCTGTCCGCGTCGATAACCTCGAGCAAGCCGCCCAATTCCAGCACGCGCTGCGCAATGGTTTTGGGATAACCCGCCGTAAACTCGGTCGATGTGGCATAGAACCAATCGTCAAAGTTCAGGTAGATCGTGGCTGGCGATTTGAAGTTATCACCGTGAAGCAGTTTCAAGGTTGCAGTGATTGTCGCCAACCACTGTGCACCTGTTGCCCCGTTCAGCGCCTGAGCTGTGGTCCGGGTGTTGCGGCGCGGGTGAGTGCGCAGCCCGTAAAGCGGATCAGCACCGACGACGATGTTAGTGTCGCCGTTGAGCATCAGGCTCTCGGCTTTTTCCGCAATCTTGCGCATCGAGTTCATCCGGCCCGCAGCGTCAAGCTGAAACCCTTCTGTCGATGCGGCCGCTACCTGACGCCATCCGTAAGAGAACGGGCTGTCGATGATCGGCAGTGGCGTGCCATGGTAGGCAAACACAGGCTTGTCAGTGCGGCCCTTTGAACGGCCATCCAGCGAGACGTTCACCTGCCCACTGTCAGACACGGTTTGGAAGTGGTGGACCAGCTTGCCGATTGGCATTGGCATAGACACCGACGACGAAAGGTCATTGAACACACGAAGCGTCGTGCGCTGGACCTCTACGGCCTCACGGTCCCACAAGCCCCAAACATCTTTGGGAAGGGGCAGTGCATTGCCGATAAGCGTCTGACCATGGTTTTCTGCCATGGCAATTTGCGAAGCGTTGAACTGGCGACGATTGGCCAGAACAAAAGCCTGCTGTTCATCTGTAAAACGAAGCATATCAGGTGTCCTCCTTATGCCGCTGGAACGTTGTAGGAATTGGCGATTGTCACATCGGCCAAGTCACCTGCGCTATATGCACCAGGTGTATCACTAAAGAACGCAATGACAATATCGCCTGCGGTTGTTGCAGCAGCCAGCCGGCCGGACGCAGCAATCTTCAGCGGTGCATTCAAAGCGTAGGTCGCGGCGGCAAGGCTCGCCTGTACCACCATGCCCGGAACGAGCGCAAGGGCGACGCCCGTGTCTTCGTCTGCGTATGCGTCCGTGACAGTCTGATCCTTGAACTCCAGAGTCGAGAGGATCAGCGGGAGTTTTGCCAGTGACGTGGTGATCTGGACAAGCTCTGTTGCGGTTTCTTCGACAAACGTGCCGGGCAGGTATGCGCCTGCGACGGGCTTGCTGACCGAAATGGGCTGATGCGTGATCGGCCCTCGGAAAATGGTGTTACCGGCCATCTTAGTTCACCGCCTTTTTGTCTGTGCCATCCATGACGGCGTTGAGGTCATAACCTGCGAAGTCGTCGGCAGGACCAGTGCCGCCAAATGCACCATTAAGGGCCGTCGCTGTGCCGGGTTTGGCCTTGTCAGCCAGCTTGCGTGCGGCGTTGAGCGTCAATTCCGCAGCCGACTCGGCGTCAAGAATGTTTGATTTGACGATTTTCGCCACATAACCATCCAACTCGGCCTTGTCTTTTGCCGTCTGGTTGGCCTGCATTTCTGCCAGATTGTCGGTCAGCGGCTTCATTGCGGCTGTGACGGCATTGGCAATTGTTTCGCCGATGCCATTCTGCGATTCCGTGAGGGCGTCAACCTTCGCGGAAAGCGCGTCGAACTGAGCTTTATCAGTCATATCTGCTTCTCCTGTGTTTGCAGAGGGTTCCCGCCCGGCGCCGCGAACGGCGTCCAGTATTGCGGACTTAATGCGATCCATCACTGGCACGCGTTCGAGCCTTTCGGCTGCCCTGAGCGCCATGTCGGCTGCCCAGTCCATTTCGCGTTCAAAATCTTCAAACACGGAATTGATAATGTCAATTTCAGTCTGCTCACCCTTGGCGTTGACCATCATGCCGACGCCCTGTTCAGGTGTTGCTGCACCCTCCTCGCCCAGCAAGATTGCGTCATGGTCAAAAGCCATGTTACGGGCAATAAATTCATATGCGTCGTCTGTTGACGCCTCAAGATCGCAAAACAACCCTGTGCTGGTATGAATTGGCGTGCCTTTTTCAATAGCTTCCAAAACCGACTTGCCTCCAACGCTTTCGTTTGCGCGGGCCACATCAATAACTTTATCGAGCAGCACACGACCGCCCTCGCGCCGCACATTTTCGTTATGCGCGCCAATCCAGCCGATATTGATGCCTTCGGGATCCGATGCGCTCACAAACATGCCATTGACTGTCGGATGCCCTAACGGCGCGTAAGTGTTGTTCAGCGACATAAACCCTTTTTCGATTTCCTCAGCGGGGTAGCTGATACCGTTCATCACAATACCGTCCGGCAGCGTTGCAGACGGCACGATTATCTTGTCGCGTCCGTTGCGCCGCTCTTTGCGGATACTGGCCATGTTGGCCATTGTGCGAATGTTGACGCGAACATGCTTGCCCATCAATAGTCTCCTATTTCGTCAATCGGACCATGGCCCGTTGTTTCACGAATTTCATCAATTGTATACACTTCGTCTAGCAACTTCTGGTTAATTGCTGCCATTTTGTCGGCGCGATCTATTTTCAAGCCCATGCTGGCCTCGGTCAGGTCCGACCAATAAATGTACCAGTCCTGCTCAGGTAAAACGCGAACGGTCTCAAGTTTTTTAATTAGTGCCATAATGGAGGGGCGTACAGTATTGGTCCGCCGTGCCATGTTGGTCCGGGACCACTCGTCGGCATCTTCAGTGCTGGCACGCTCGCCCGATTGCGACCCGACCAGAACCTTGAGCGGAATACCGATAGACGCTGCAAAGCCCTGCAACGCCACATTAAAAAATTCTTCAGGTTGCGGCAGGGTAACGCCCAACGTCTTGGCCTTCATGCCCTGCAACATCAACATTGCGTCAAAGCCTTTGTTAAAGTCTTCAACCTGTTCGTTCATTTTGTCGGCCATTTCGTCAACGCCGACGCCCATACCTTTTGCCATGTCTGCGATTGATACATCCGCGTCGGTTTCCATGACTGGCGCACTCTTGGCATTTTTCCAAAAACCCTCACCGCCCGCGCCGCTAATCTTTTCCATGTCGATCAGGTTATTGAATCCCGGTTCAAGTATGGAGCGATTATGGACTGTTCCGTCTTTTGACCAGATCAACACGCGATCAGGATGCACTTCAAAGCTGCGATTTTTGGCTTGGCGGTCATCATTGTCACCTACGGCAGATTCGTTAAACCCAAACATCGTTGGCTCGCCGTAGGTCGGCGACCTTTCGTCCGTGTCCCATGATGACACTGTGAGCTGACCGGCCCATGCAGGGATAATATCGACCAGCCCATCAAGCCCGCCGGGCACCGTATCAACCGGCTCAAGAAACCGTTTATCGTCGGCATAGCGCAGGATCAGACCGGAATAACCGCCGACCATCGAGCGGCGGTCTGCCTCGGCCAACTTCTGCCACAGACGCAAATCGTCAAACTTCTGCCGGATTTCACTCTCGGCGTATGTTTCTTTGGCGTCCTTGTTTTCCCAAAGCTCAGGGTTATCTTGCCACGTTTTGAGAATTGTCTTTTCAACGCCAGCGAACGCTATGCCGTTACGCGAATATCGCCGGTAACACGCATCAAACTCGATATTATCTGGATAGCCAAAGTCTTTGTTATGATCGTGCTTGGCGTTCTGGAAATAACCCGGAAACATTGCGCTGATGCGACGGGCTGCGTTCAAGATGTTCATCGGTTTTTCTTTCGCAGGAATATACCGGCTGATGCGCGAGGGGCCACGAGCATGTCAAACGCGCGGGTCGCAGCGTCAATCTGATCTTTGAATTTACCCATTGGGAATGTTGACGCCTCGTCCAAGAAATCACTGTTCCAATCGCCTGCCACAATGTCCACGTTTCCGGCCTCGACCTGTGCCGCCAGCGGCATTGCGCGCGTTTCCTTGTCGCCCGTCTCAGGGCTTGCGGTGTAACTATAACCCATTAACGCATGTTTTAGCAAATGCAAAGCCCATGATTTACCAGCAGAGCCCGGGTCTTGCGGAATTGACCCGTGCACGTCTTGCCCATCGGCCGCCACGGTGCTGCCCAGCAGCCGTTCAACACCAGCCGCGTTTACCTGATCTTTGACGACGTGGGCGATGCACAATCGCTTGTCTGGGCCGATGCCCAGCTTAACGCCAGCGGTCCGGGCCGCCGACGGATCGTCAGTCGCGGCCAAGTCCCAGCCGCGCACCCACCGATAGCCTGCAGGCTCAGCTTGGATGACGCGGAAGTCGGAACGCTTGAACATGCCGCCGCCGCGCGGTGCGGGGCGCTGTTGCATTTGACCGGCGCTGGCGTAGATGCCCATGGTCTTTTCAAGGTCCGCCACTTGGTCCTCTGGGAACCGATCGGGAAACAGCAGTTCACCTTCGATCGTGCGCGGGTCGGTGTAGAAGGGGGTGGAACATCGGCGGTCGGCTTCAAACCGCATCGGCAGGCACAGGTGGGTGTAGCCCAGATCAATCGCCACGGCAGAAACGTCAGACTCATGCAATCGCTGCATGATGATCACAATCGCGGAATCTTCATTGTTGACACGGGACGGCAGGGCTTCCCGGAATGTCGCAACGCCTGTGGCAAGTTTCTGGACGCTGTTGGCATCCGCAACGCTGTGCGGATCGTCAATCAGAACCCTGTCGCCGCGTGATCCGGTCATTCCTTCAAAGGCCATGGCTTCCCTGAACCCTGTCTTGTCATTTTCAAACCGCAGCTTGGCGTTATTGTCCGCCATCAGGACCATCGGCCACCGCGTCTGATACCATTCCGATTGGATCAGACGGCGGCATTTCATTGCATCCCGGACGGCCAAGTCCTGCTTGTGCGCCGTGCCAAGAAACCTCGTGTGCGGCAATTCTTTAGGCCCCCATTCCCAAGCGGGCCAGATCACGCCGGTCAGCAGCGACTTCATGGTGCCGGGCGGCACGTTCATCAGCAGGCGGTTGATGTCGCCCCGCGTGACGGCCTCCAGGTGAGCACAGATAGCGTCCAGTGCCCAGCCCCACTTGAGCGGCGTGGACGGCTCCAGGATGTGCCAGGCGCGCCGTGCAAAGTATGCCAGTGATCGGCGGCACAGTTCTTTTTCGGCGGCAATGATGTCAATCGGTGTCAGTTGCATCGCCAAGCGCCACAATTTCCGCCAGGGCTTCAGGTGACAGGCGGGATACGTCCAGCGCGGCCTTTGGCGACATGCTGCCGTCGTCACTGGTCAGGTTCACGTCGGACGTTTCGCGCCACCGGGCGCGCGTCTTGAGCCAGAACGTCATGGACGCCGTGTCGCCGCCTTTGGCTTTGTTGAACAGCGCGCCGCCGATTGTGGCGTTTGCTTTCGCCATAGATAGGTCCAACTCGTCGCGGTAGTGCAAGCGCAATGTCTTTTTGTCGATGCCTATCACGCGGGCAATCATGTCCTGGGTCGTGCCAACCGTCGCGTGAAGCTGGACAAGCTGGCGCTGCGCATCGCTTGGCGCGTGCTGTTTGCGGCCACAGGGTTTTTTAGGCATTCCATCCATACGTTAAATATAGCGCAGGTAATTATAGATGACAAGGTGGAGCGTGTGGGTCGGTGCTACCCCGCCGCTGTTCAGGCTGGACGCCTGCCATCGCTTGCTTCACACGCTTAGGGTATGGCTTAGATAATGGTTGTATCTGCGCGCGCATTGCTGCGTCAAGGGGCATTAGGTATTTGTGTTTTACCATTGGGATACTTTCAATAAGGCCCTCGGCCTTATCTCGTGTGGCCCTGCCCGGTCGGCCACGTCTATATGAGTGGCTATGAACCATCTGCCCAGTGGCGACAATCTTAAACCACTCGCAGGGTGATGTTTTCCCAGCATAGACCCAGTTCGTCGCCTGATATATCCCGCCGTGATGACCCTGTAAGGGATCAGCATAAGAAACAATAAGGCGCAAGAGTGGATTTGATTTAGACAAAAACCTTATTGCAATTGAAAGAATCTTAGATACTGGAGACTCATGCTTAGTTAGAGCAATCCTTACCAACTCGCAAACCCTATCTAAATTTAACTTATAAGGGCTTCCAATCTGGGGGCTTGCGCCGGAACCAAAAACGACAACCCCTATGAACTTTTGATTCTCCCATACGCCGACTTTGAGAAGTTTTGATTTAGGAACGCACCCCGAATAATGCCAATTTTCGCAGGCATATTTCGCCGCTGCATGTGTGGCCCAATCTATGCGCAAATCAGCCTTGGCCATGTTCTCTCAAGTCCCATTCCGATGCACAGTGTGGACATGTTACCATTTTGGGTGCAAGTTGGTCCAGCCTGCCTTGGTCATCCTCAGTGCCAGGCGCAAACGTAGGGTTGTCGAACAGCACTGTCAACTCACCCAAGTCAAACCCGGTCAGCGTCAGGTCAAAGCCCGCCGCGTCCAGATCCTGCAATTCGATCTTGAGCAGGTCGTTATCCCATCCTGCTTCCAATGCCATCCGGTTATCTGCCAGCACATATGCGCGCCGCTGCGCCTCGGTCAGGTGCGCCGCGTCGATTGTCGGCAGCGTATCAAGCCCCAGCTTCTGGGCCGCCATGACGCGCCCGTGGCCCGCGACAATACCATTCTGCCCGTCTGTGATGATCGGGTTGAGAAAGCCAAATTCACGGATCGAGGCGGCAATCTTGTCAACCTGAGCGGGGCTGTGAGTCCGTGCGTTGCGTACGTACGGTATCAGGCTAGCGGTCGGAACCGTCTTATATTGGGGAAATTTCGGTGCAGGCATCATAACCCGTCCTCCTTTTTGCGCGACATTGTGGGTGGCACGCCCTTGGCCGCAAATGCCACCATGCATTCAGTAACACGCCTGTCGGGGTCGATACCCGCTAGGCTAAGCACTTCCCTACCGTTCCGTGAGTTTGCCCACAGTGTCAGGGTTTTTAGCGCCCGGCCTTTGTTTTTTTTGGACTCTCTTGCGGCATGGCGAATTGCATCATTGAGTGATGTTAATACCACCGCAGACCACATGGTCCGCATGCGTGTCGCTTGTTCCGCGTTATCAGTCATGACCAGCCCCCCATCAGAACGGCCTGCACACGCTCCATATCCGGCTCAGGCTCTAACAGCATCCTGACGGCCTTTGACAGGGCGTCACGCTGCTCTGCGGCCTCTGACAGCGCGTCCCGCTCTGCTTCAAGCGCGGCATAGTCCTCGGCGTCAATTGCTTCATCCTGCCAGCGGCGCAGATCGTCCAGTTCATCCCAGACCCACGCCAGAGACGGCCAGCGTTCCCGATGATGTGACGTGTTGTCGGTGTTCAGGCGGGCCACTGCGGCCAGGCTGTCAAATCCGTTGCGGGGCATCTGCATGTCACGTCTCCTAGTTGTGTTTAGGCGATATTGCCACTTATTGCCGCCATATGCAAGCTAATACGGGTCAACCCCCTCAAAAACCACGAGTCCACCCCGAAAATCCTTTAATACCAACGTATTAGCGCGCAAGGGTTGACGGGGTTGACTGAAATGCACTTTCTACTTAGGGCTACCATAGAAAAAACGTCTATTACCATTCTACAATTACTATAATTTATAGACCACCTCATTCTTTTTTCTGTCCAGAACTCTATAGATAGGTCAACCCCAGTCAACCCCTCAACCCTAGCCTTAAAAATAAGGTGTTTGAGCGGGGTTGACTGGGTTTAAACTGGGTTGACTAAGTCCACCCCACAAAGAAAAAGCCCCGCCACAATTTAACGGGGCGGGGCATTAATTTAACGGTAATTTATTATTTAACGACGCGGTGTTATGGGCATAACATTTCCTCCGCATGACGGGGAAACGTAAGGTTCTGCACCGCGCCCCCTGTCCCATTGCTTTGATCCCCTGACCGTCTTTGACACACGCCAGCCCGCCGCTTGAAGGTATCGGGCCACCCGCATCGACAGCGACTTGTTGCCGGGCGCGTCTGCAAAGAGCCTTGCGGCCACGCCTCCAGCCGTGACGGGGCCTTCTTGTTCGCGCAGCCAATCCACGACACGGGTCTCGTCAATGTCGACCGATCGGGCCGCAGCCTGTTGTGCCGACAGGGTTGCCGACTCGCCTTCATCAAACCACCATGCCGTGCCGGTGCGATACATGTGTAGCGCCTCAGCCCATAGCTGCCCCCTGTCACGCTCAAGCCCTGCCACGTCCACAAGCGCGCCGTCGATCATCTGGAGGGGCCAGAAACGCCGGTTGCCCGTCTCATCCGACAGGTATTCATTGCCGTTGACGGTTCCGGCAAAGACGGTCTGGCGTGGGTAGGTCTGCGTGACGTGTCCGTAAGACTTGCGGTAGCTGTCACTGGTGGTGGACAAGAAGTTCTTGACGTGTTCAATGTCCTTGCCGCGCATGGCCGACAACTCGCCTATCTCGGCCATCCACTTCCCGCGCAGCCATTCCTTGGCGTCTTTCTGGGTCATGTCCGGCATATCGTTGCCATACCATTGATCACCGACCAGCGCGGCTAGGCCGCTTGATTTCTTCTGGCCCTGATTGCCCGCAATAACCGGCATGGTGTCCACCTTGCAGCCGGGCTGCATCACGCGGGCCACGGCACCGATCAGGAATTTCTCACCCACCGCCCTCAGATATTGAGGATCCTCAGACGCGCATGGAAAGTAATCGGTGAACAGCGTCACGGCCCGCGCCACCCCATCCCATTGCAGGCTTTCCAGATATTCCCTGACAGGGTGAAACGTGTTGCCCGCCGCCGCAGCCTGGACGCCGTGACGGACTGTCTCAACCCCAATGGATGGAAACAGATCGCTTTGCATGATTTCCATGACCTTCAGCACGTCGTCATCAGTCAGCTGCCGGGTGTCAGGTCGGCGCAGCCAAACCGCATCATCGAACAGGCTCTTGGCAAACGTGCCGCGCCAGCCTTCCTCAGTGCAAAGCACCCTCTTTACATTGGTCATGTTCGGGACCGGGCCGCCGTTCTTGTCCGCGATCAGCCCGCGCAGTTCCATCGCCGCTTTTCTGCTGTCTGCAACGGCTTCTTTGACGGCTATTTGCATCTTTATCTTGACGCCGTATATCTTGCAGGCATCAAGCACCGTTTCACGATCAACCGGCCCGAGCCGCGCAATTTCACTTGCTAGGGTGTGAACAGCTTCATCAGGATTTTCTTGTATTTTGGCACAGATCAGATCAACCACTGACGCGGCGCGCGGCGCGCTGGGCATCCCCTGCACAGGCGCGGTCGGCATCATACCGGATGGCACATGTGACGGTCCGGGCATGTTCAACAGGCGGTGTCGCGCGCCAATGGCTGCAACGTCCGCCCCGGCCTGCTTGGCGTGGTAGCCTATCGACCCCATGCCCGATCCGCCATTTTTTCCGGGCGTGAAAGATGCAAACCTTTTGCGCAATTCTTTGGGGTCGTAATGCCTGCTGCGGCTTGACCACGCATCGGCAACTTGTAACCCGTCATCGCTGCCCCCGGATACATCCACGATGGCCGCTATGATACTGTGCCAGTGCTTGTCACCCCCTTGGCTGTCCGCTTCAAGATCGGGGCTGACATATGTGAGCAATTCCTCCACCTCAGCCAAACTGGTCGGTGTTTCCCGGCGCGGCGCTGGCGTCACAGGCGCTTCGACCGTCAGGCGCTTATAAAAATCACCTGCCCCGTCGGTTGATGTGTGAACCACACGGGACATATGCGGCGCGCTTCCGGGCTTCAGGTGCCAGAACCCCGGCAAGCGCATCACGCGCGGCAAGTCTTTGACGGCTGGATCACCGTTGAATTTCTTGATCAGCGCGGCCTGTAGCGGTGTGAATTGTTCAAGCGTCACGTCATTGACGAACCAATATGCGTGCCATTTGCCGGGCGAACTTTCGACTTCGATGTGCGGGGTTTCCCATTCCCGGACAGGCTCGATCGGTGCGCCGTCAAGATCCAACCAAAGCGCACGAACCCGTGTGATGTTCTCAGCTTTGCGGCCCGTGCCATCCGTTGCATTGATGGTGATGAACACCCCCGCACCACGGCTCTGCAGATCGGTCAGACTGTCGGCATGATCCGCAAGCGTGCCGTGAAACACATCTAGCAGTCGATGATCTTTCCGGGCCGAGTCGTCGTCAAACGTCTGGAATGTGAATGAGGTTGCGTCAGGATCGAGCAACTTGAGAAATGCGGCAGCCTGTGCCAGATCGGGGGTCATTGTGCAAACCCCCACGCGTCATAGTCCACAGCGCCATCGGTTGCCTGCTTTATGCGCCGTGCCAGACTGAGCGATGGTGTTCGCTTGCCATGCCTCAAGTCTGACATATGGGCTTCTGAAACACCAACATCGCGCGCAAGATCGCGGGCCGTTCGGCCCTTTAAATAGTCGTTTAGCTTTTCCATGATGCCCCTTGTGCGCTTGTCTTTGACTTAGCACTGTGCTTAACTTGCCTGAACAAGTCAACCCTCATAAAGGACCATGCACATGTCATCACGCACAACCGACACAACTTACAAAGGTTACAGGTTTCGCAATAATGTAATGCCTACAGAACCAAAGAATAAAATGCAGCAAAGGTCTGACTACACTGGTCACACGTTCGGGCGCTTGAAGGTTGTTGAGTGTTTGGGGATGGCCCCTCTCGGCTACCGATGGTGGGGTTGTCAGTGCGATTGTGGTAAAAAAGTTGCAGTGCGTTCGCGTGAACTCAGAAGGGGGCACACCAGATCCTGCGGGTGTCTTCAATTGGAAAGCCTTGCAGCCGGTGGTCATAACAAACTCCCTTTTGGTGAGGCTTCATTTAATGAACTTTTCGCGTCTTACATAAAATCAGCATCTGACCGTAAACACGATTGGTTTTTGACAAAGGACGAATTTCGCAGCAAGGTAACAAGCAACTGCGTGTATTGTGGTGTTCATCCAAGCCTAGAAAGAAAACCAAACAAAGGTGTCAACGGAGGCTTTTTCTATACCGGAATTGACAGGGTTGAAAACACTGCAGGTTACACAGAAGAAAACACGGTTTCGTGCTGTTGGGATTGTAACCGCGCCAAAGGTGTAATGACAGTCGCAGATTTTCAAAAATGGATTGAACGTCTAACCCGTCATACGAGGCGCATGGCAAGCCCCGTCCCTTAAACCGGACGGGGCTTTACTTATCCAGCAGCGCCCGCACAGCCGCCCGCAGATCAGGCATCAAGAAATAATGCTTCACCGTCTCGGGGCTTGTTGGCGGCGTGCACTTGCTGGCCACGTCCTGGCGCGACCATGAGTCGATACACCCATCGGCCTCGCGCGTCAGGGCAATGGCCGCTTTTATGATCACTTCGCGCCGACCTTCCGGCGACATTCTTACTCGTTTTGGCATCGGTCAGACTCCTTTGCGTTACTATTGCCATTTATTGACGGTTGTGTCAAACGCTCATGGCGTCACCGCCAAGCCCAGCGCCTCGGCCTGCTCAACCAACCAACGGCGACACGCTGGCCAGCCGTCACCGTCCAGCGTGTGCGGCGCGTGATGCTTGGCCCACATCCAGGCATCAAGCCTGTCGGCAAAGCGCAGCCTCTCATATTCGTCCGGCGTCAATTCGGGCAGCCCCGGCCAGATACGATCCAGCGCGGCCCGCTCTTGCTCGTGGATGACCGTTGCGCCCTTTGCCGGGGCTGGCACATCACCGACCACGGATTCACCGTCATCATGCACCAACGCCCAGTGCATCAATGCATTGGAGGCATCTGGCCACAGCTTGAGGATGATGCGCGCCACCCGCCCGCCGTGTCCCGCCAGCGTATCAACGGTCTGCGCCAGATCGGGGTTGGTGTGCCAGCGCCGGACAAAGCTGGCGCGGAATTGTGTGTTGAGTGTCATGGGTTCGGCCTTTCCAAAGGTGTGTAACGACACTGAAGCGCGGGCATTGCGTCCCAGACTGTCCAGCAAAATTCCATTGTTGGTGACTTGCCTCGATCCGGTGCCATATTTGGACGCCACAGCATCGGCATAACCGCTGCCGGTCCAGTCTCAAGGAATAGATCGTGCCGGTTCTTTGCGTGCCAGAACGTGCCCTTCAGCAACAGGGCAAACGGTACGTTCATCGCCCTGATATATCGGATGAACTCGACCGCCAGCGCAAAGGGAGGATTGGTGATGATTGCACCGCAAGGCCGTGGCATGGTGGCCAGCATGTCTACGCCGCCGGTGCCGTAACCCGTGTGGCGAATGTCAGTGCTGCACACCGCGTGGCCGTGCGCCTTCAGCACCTCACTAATTGCCCCAAGACCGCAGGCTGGTTCCCAGATCGTGCCAAGCACCGGCCAAGCGCGCAACAGCGCAACCGTGCATTCCTGCGGCGTCTCATAAAAGTCCGACGCATGCCTGGCGTGTTCTGCCGACAACCCGCCGATGATGGTTTTTCCGGGTATCATAAGCGTGTCGCCTCTCTCATACGGTTGGTTATTGCGTCGGCCTGTGCCTTCTGGATACGGGATTGTGCGATGGTAAAGTAATCAGGGTCGCGCTCAATTCCGATAAAGCGCCGCCCGGTGTTTGCCGCTGCAACGCCGGTTGTGCCGCTGCCCATAAAAGGGTCCAGAACTGTGTCGCCTTTTTTGGTAAAGTTGGATATTATTTTTTGCGCTAATTCTTCTGGAAAAACCGCACCATGATTTACAGCTATCTTTTTTCCTCGGCGCACTTGCCATAAGTTTTCTATTGTGCCGCGTTCAAATTGACCACTTTGGAAAGACCTTGATTCTGGTGCGCTATTTTGAAAAACCAACAGAACCTCAAAACGACTATTCATCACGTTATTGCCGATTGCGGGCTGCGCATTGACTTTATCCCAAACGATAAACTCTTTCAACTTGTCGGCAAAATGCCCTATTAACTTAAACAGCGCAGGCTTGTTCCCTGTCAGAAATTGAACATTGTAGAACACTAAGTCTGAAACTCTTAGGCACTCGTTTACCACTTTAACATTAAAATCAAAGTAATCCGCCATCGGTAGATTGTCCGGAAAGTTGGTGTATTTTGTGCTTAACTCCTTAACGATTTGCCGTGAACAATACTTCCCATTTCGTATTCTGAGGTTCATATTGTAAGGCGGACTCGTCACGGTAAGGTCAACAGACCCGTCCGGTATGTCCCGCATCACGTCCAGACAATCACCCAAGTGTAGCATTTATTTCATCCCTCAATTCCAGCGCCGCCCGCTCGGACAACCCCTGTGCGCTCATAACATCAGTCCCAAACCGATGCATGAACCGTGCCTGCATGACCCCATCCGAGTCACCCGCCGCCAGCCGCATCCCGCCCCATCGCTGCATGGCGTCGGACAGGGACGCTTGGGCCGCTTGGTTCCGCCTGTGCCGCGCCCGGATCCCCGCCGCCACAATCTCAGACGCGCCGTAGGGGATAGCGGGCTCGGCGGATTGTATCTTGGCCGCCCCGGCGCGCAACGTCGCCAGCAGTTCCAGCGACATTTCGGACAGCACCCCGTCCACCTGATCCGGCGATGACCGCCCGGCCGGGACGTGGGCTGCTCCACAATGTGGGCAGGTAAATACAACCGCCTCATACGTCAGCAGGCATTCTGGGCAGACCCGCACCGGCACCGCGTCCGGGTTGCCGGTGCGGGTCTCGTCTTGCCAGAGCGTCCATGTGCGTGGCGTATCGGGCAGGCCGTGCTTGGCCGCCATTCTTACAACGTTGCCCACGTGGTCGATGATCACCCCATGGGTCTTGCCCTCGAACGGTCGCAACGCCCTTCCAAACTGTTGCACGAATAGGCCAAAGCTGGCAGTCGGGCGGGCCATGATAACCGCTTCACACGCTGGCACGTCGAAGCCCTCGCCGAACAGATCGACGTTTGTCAGGATCCGCGTTTCGCCCGACTCAAACCGCGCGACTTGCTCCATCCTGTGCCCATCATTATTGGTGCCATCCAGCGCCGTGGCAGGCACGCCGCGCGCCATGAACCGTTCCGCTATATCCTTGGCGTCCTGCACCCCTGACGCAAACACGATGGCTTGTTTGCCCGAAATATGTGTCAGATAGCTTTCCACCACATCCCCGATCAGTTCCGCTTTTTGCGCGGCCTTGGCGGAATTTGCAGTGAAGTCCCCTGTTTTGCCGATCTGCAAAAGCGCCTCGTTGATTCCAGACTCAGGGGCAAACACGCGATAGTCGCACAGACTGCCCGCGTCGATCAGTTCGCGCATGC